CCACCATGCCAACGTGATATGAATACCTTCTTAACAGGGAACGTACCACCACGTGGCATGTTCTGCATGTTGGGGTCAGCACCCGACAACCTGCCTGTACCAGTGCGGTGTTGTAGTAACCGTACATGTAGCCTACCATCAGACTTAACATGCGTTGCAATGCCCTCTACAAAGCTTCTGAGGTATGTCTCTACTGCTGACAACCTACGTACCTTCTGAAGGAATGACTCAGCCTCTTGCATACCTCTGGATCGTGCAATGCCTTCAAGGAATGTGAGGTTCTCTTTGCCAGTACCAAAGCCATTAGCACTAACCCACTTGGCTGTAGGTGCAATAAACTTTAGGCCAGCTACCTGATCCTTGTTCTCATACAAGAAGCCATGTGCAACACACGTGGTACACTTACTTGCCTTAGCAAATGGTGTGCCATCTTTCTTGGTACGGTATACTCTACCAGAACCTCTGCAGTCGTGGCATTGGTATGCCTTCTGCTTAAACAACTTAGTGCTGTAACGATTGACTGTACTTCTGTACTCTGCATCTGGCATACGCTCATCAAACAGGTCAGCCCATACCTTCTTATCATCAGGCTTACGACTGTAGATAACCCACGACAATTGCTCTGGGCTATTAAGATTGATAGGTCTGTCACCCATAAGGTCAGCTACCTGTTCCTCAAGAGCAATTATAAGTGTACGTCTTTCAGACTCAAACTCATCACGCACATCCATCAATGCATCCATGTCAACTTGAAAGCCACGCTGATATATACGTGCCAAGTGCAGCGCAAGCTGATTGGTTAGCTTGACTGTTGGTTCCAGTGAACTGCATTCCTCGTACAACGTCTGCAAAGAATCATATAGTTGTTGTGTAGCATGTAAGTCATGCGACAGATACTCAGACAGTTCATCGTGAGGTATGTCTCTAGTAGATGTACCCTTACTAAAGTATTCTTTGAGTGTGTCTTGCTTCTTTGTGTCAAGCTCATACCGTTCAGAACATGCCTCAAGGGATAGCGGTTGCTTCTGCCCACGTTGCAGTACGTACTCGCCTAGCATGGTGTCGTATACCTCACCGTCATAGGTGAAGCCTGACTCCCATAGCCACAGCAAATCATGCGGTGCATTGTGTGCAATAAGTAAATGGGCAGCATCTAGTTTGTCTTGTACTATACGCCGCCCATCTGTAGTGGGCTGTTGCTCTGAGTGATCAAATGTTACAATGTCTTCATTTCCATAATCATCTAGCATACCCACCATAACTAATGTATTGGTTGGTTCAAACGGATCAAGGTGCATCTTGCCGTTACGTTTGGTTACTGTGTTCTCTACGTCTAGGGTCAGTAGCATGTGTGTCTCCTTTTGTTAATGCTTGCCATGAGTGTGGGTACAAGTCAAGCATAATTTCATCTATCTTATTTGCTACAAGTCGTGTCTCATATTGTGTGTCTTCCTTACATCTAAGGTTGCACATGTCTGCAAGGGCGTCAAGGCTACCTGACCAATACCATTCTGTCATGGTGCTTTGTGGCAACACCATACGTGCTTGCTCTGGTGCTACGCCATCTGACAATAGGTCTTTGTAAATGTGTAAGGCAGAGCCTTCTGAAGATTTATGACTGTTGGTACGGAATAAACTAATTTTGACTGCACCCTCAGACCCTTGCTTCTTGTCTTCACTACGTCCTCGCCACATATCAGGCTGATAGAACTCAGGTTCATCATCAACATACCTACGACTGATCTCATTCCAACGTAGGAACTTATGCTTCACTAGTTGTCTAGCTACAAATACAGGAGCCTTGACATGGAAGCTGGCAAAGCAATGACCAAAGGGTGATATGTGTTTGTGCTTGGCTAAATATTTTATAAGCCTAGTGTCACCCTCTGTCATCTCTGTGTGGTTCTTACCAAAGCTAACTCTTGCTGCATTAACTACAGACAAGTCACTACCCATGTGATCAACATACGTTGCAGTTATCATACCCACTCCTTCAATTCATTGATAGGTAAATTATAACAGGACGCTTTAAATGTGTAGTTGTTTGATGGATCAAAGTCTCCTTTATTAAAGTGTGTAGCACGTTTATAGTATTCATCTTTTGGCATATAACCTAAGAACCAACCACAATCAAAACTATTTTTTACACGAACAAATGCATACACATCACACTGTTGTTTTGTATTATAATCTGCAACAGAACATTCATAATAATGACGTGGTTGAACTGTTGTTTGTTTTGTTTTAACGTCTACTTTTATGCCTTTGTCTGTAATTAAGTCATACTCATACGTATTTTTCCAAACACCACCCATAACATTTAAAGCTATTTGTTCTCCTACAAAACCTGCAAGATTTCCCTTTCCTTTAGTTATAGAATTGTTGAGGGTTCCCATTTCCTCTGCTTTTTTGTTAGCAGATTGTAACATATCTGATGTAACTATTACTTCAATCATCTTAGATCCACCTCAATGCATTGTATTGTCTCTGATGGGTCATTCACTAAGACTAATGCTTCACCTAAAGCACCGCCACACAAAGTTTTATTATTAAATGTACCTAAGTGATGATAACTTATACCTTCGTTGGGTATAAACTGCATCCATATTAATATCCATAATGTGTTCATGCTACTTCCTCCACGGTTTGTTCTATAACTATAATGGCTTCTTCTCTGCTGATTTTAAACCACTCATTACGTTTCTCGCCTAGCTTGGCTGCTCGTTCATGTGCCTGTCTCTCTGACACATTACGGTCATCAGAGTAGGCATAGTGTATCATTGTGTAGTCACGCATAGGTGAGCTTGTCTGGTATGAACTAAGCCTATCCTCTGCGTCAACAGCCTTACCTATCTTGACCCACTCAGGCCATGCTGCATTAGTCATAGCATAAACATGACCAGATTTAGTACTGGTGTAGTTAGTCAAAGAACTAAACGCAGCATCATCGAATGTTTTATAATTCCCTGCTTTGTATAATGGGTGTGTCATTGGTACATGTTTACCATTAACACGCATCCGTCTAGTTTTTATATCTTCTCTTTCACAAGGACCACAAAGATACATCCTATGATCACGTCTAGCAATTGTCCAATTATCTCCAACTACTAGGGTTGTGTTACAATTTTTACATACGTGGGTCATGCTACATACCTCGCTATCTTATACTCAAGGTCAGTGTGCACAATACCATGCCACCCTGACAGTTTGTTCTTAACGACATTGATGTGTCGCTGGTTGTCTTCTTCCTCTTGTCCCTCAACAGTAGGGTTCTTAGAGATCATCAGCATGAGGTCAGCTTCTGCTGCCTTACCTGTACGACTGCCTTCCATCATAGCTTGGTTGAGTACAACCTTACCTTCTGCATCAGCAGATAGCTGAGACATGTAGAACATAGCACACTCCTGCTGCTTGGCAATCTGCCTAGCATGTATAGCATTAGCCTTGAGTGCCTCATCAGGACGTGAATAGCCAGCAGACCTAGAGAACTTGTCACCCATGTCTAGTATAACTATGTCAGGCTTGTATGATTTACACACAGACTCAACCCAATTCATGTCACAACTAGTTGCATCTTTGAACATGAGATTAGGTTTGATCCGCAAGAATGCTTCCATTGCTTTCTTCCTAAGCTCTGGCACTTGTAGCTGCTTGATGTCATACCCACTGACAGCATTGATGTAACGCATTACTACACGTCCATAACCTTCTTCGTTACACAGTACGATAACTCTTGCACCCTGATCACAGAAACCATTAGGACCAGCCACAAGTGAGGCATGGAAGGATGTCTTACCTGTGTTAGGTCTAGCACCTACCTCAATCAAGTGACCAGCATTGACGCCCTCAACCTTACGTGTCAACGTAGGTATGTTGAATGTCCATCGTGTCTCTAGGTCATTGAGTGCCATGATAGTATCAAAGTCAATGTCTTCCCAAGTAACTCGTAAGTTAGGTGTGAAATCATCACCGTATTGCTCAAGCATATTACGTAGTGGCTCAAGGCTAGACTTGTCACCATTAACATAATCAAACCCAAGGTTAGCTATGTCTTCTCCTACTACCTGCTGAAACAGTTTAGATAGAACCTCTTGTGCTACGTCACTGCCCATAGGTACTTGCTTGGTTACCTGCATAAACAGGTGGCTGTACGCTTGCTTCTGTGCAGTGGTGAGGGTAGGGTTGTTCGCCATAAACAGAGCCTCAATCTCTGCTGGTGTAACTGTACGTTCGTAACGTGTCATAGCAGAATCAATAGACTGCTTGATCTTACGAACATCTTTGCTGAATAGTCTGTCAGGACAACGTGCTCCACGATGTTCATCATAGAAGTCTTTGTCCATAAGGCTACGTATCAATGATAGTTCCATGCGTTAGTCTCCTAGTGTTGTTAGATTGTGTAAGTCGGTAGGGTTTCTGTATTTAAGATCGTCACGCAGATACATAACTTTTACTGTGTCTACGTATGTTCGCATCTCTCTTGCGAATAGCAGTGTCTTTTGTAGGGCATCAGGGTCTAATGCAATTATAACTGTTGAGAACTGCGATAAGTACTTCTTATGTCCAGTGGACAATGATGTACCCAACACTGCAACCCCAACATATACACCACCGTCACCTATAACAGCAGCACTTATGCAGTCCTCAACAACTACAGCAGTTTTACCACGTCCGTATGAGTATGGCAAGTGTGAATTACCGTACCGTTTCCATTTAGGTATACGTTTTCCTAACGATCTACCAGTGGCATCTACTGTAGTACCATTGTGTACAACAGGGAACACCACACGATGTTCCTTCACGTCATACAATAGTCCTAAGTCTTGTGGGTCTAGCTCCCACTCGTCACAGAAACCTGTGATCTTTTCGTAGTCACGTACCAGCCATGCAGGTTTAGAGAAAGATGATACGTGTGTCTCTTCTGCAACACTACCCAATGACTTACGTATGTCATCAGCAGTAAGTACAGTACGTGTAGCCCCAGATATAGGACAACTATTTTTGTAACAGTTCCACACAATATTACCCATGTCATTTGTAATAGTAAAAGTATTCTTAGTCTTACAACTTGGGCAAGCCATACGTTTACTTTCACCATTACTAAGTGATAGATCATTTATAATATCATGTATATTCATATTAATAACTTTCTATGTTACTCGTAAGTACTCGATTGTACACTTACATTTCTCTGTGTCAAGGCACTATTTGCAGAATCATAAGTATGTTTCATATATGGTTTCACAGAAGACACATGTGTGTGTCCTGTCACTGACATAACTTGGGGTAAAGGTACACCTTTATCTATCATCTGTGTCACCCCAGTTCTACGTAAGTCCATAAGACGTAGCTCTTCAGGCAGTCCAGCTAGTCGCATGACACGTCTGCCTACCTTAGATAAACGTTCCATTGCATAAACATTGTAACTGCCAGCCACAGGACGTGGGTGTGGTGCAACATACTTTTGAAAGCCAAAGTCATTATGCTGTTCTTTCAACATGTGCAGTAGATTGTCAGAGATAGGAAGGCTAACGTCTGCCCTACGTTTACTCTGCTCTAGTTCCAACCTACCATAGGTCAGGTCAATGTTAGCCCACTCCAACATACGCATGTCACCCAGACGTTGACACCACTCGTATGCCATCTGTATTACCAATCCAACATTCCTGTACTCAAAGTCAGAGTACGCAGTGTCAAGGAACTTTATCACTTCACCGTGTGACCACACCATCTTACGTTGAGGTACAGACTTACGTTTTATTTTAGACCAAGGGTTTTGTGTGGCGTACTCCATTTGTATAGCGTAATTGTATATCCTACTGGCACAAGTCGCAGCATGATTAGCAAATGGTACACCACGCTTGACCCATTCTTCGTAGGCTTGCTTGGCAACCTTGGATGTAACAGTGGTGTACTTACGTGTACCCATAGACTGATGTAGTATAGTAAGAAAGTATCTGTAGTCTACCTTAGTTGTATCACGTAACATATTGAAATCATTAGATTGATAGTAGAAGTTAATCAAGTCTGTGACCTTGCTGCTCTTGTGTAGTTTGGCTATGTGCAGTTGTTCCTCACGCCATGTGTCAATTGTATCGTTGTGTTGTTTAACTAACTTACACACTTGCTTTAGGTCTGTGCCATAAGTCTCTCGTATAACTAAACCCTCATCTACTAGTATCTGTGGTGGGTTAAAGCGGTATGAGATCACCCCGGAGGGTGACACTCGTTCTTGTACGTAGCGTGGTAGCTTAGACATTAAGCTGCTTCCAAGTAACGGAACCTATCATCACTAACCCACTTGCTTACCTCTTGCTCACGTGACCACATGCTGATTGCCTGTGTGTCATTGCCTGTTGTCTTGAGGTTGAAGCCATTACGTTCATCAGCATAGCTGGCATAGTTAGTCATAGCACTATACAATGCAAACTTATTGTGACCACGTGTTCCTGCCTCTTGCATATACAAACTGTACATACGCTCAGACTTACGCTTAGACCCTAGCATGTCATCAAGCAGACTGCTTACGTCTACATACTTGAGGTCTGTGTTAGCCCACACCTGCATCTTCTCTGCCTGTGTATAGAAGTCAGTCCTTGCACGATTTAATTCATAGATAAAACTATTCATCGTGAAGTTAGATGTGTTCTTCTTACGCACTTTGTCGTGATCACCAGTAATCATACCATTGGTACAAAAGAAATCTATCGCACCAAAGTATACTTGATTGCTACATGACCCATCAATACCATGAAGGCTTATGATACGATTGCCAATGGATGTCTCAAACTTATCTGTCTTGATAGTTGACGTGACGTTAGGCAGGGTGATGTCAAGCATAGCCCATGCACCATTACGTGCTGTATTAAAGTTGAAGTCAGCGTCTTCAAGATCCTGTGCGGATAGTGTCTCTGTTGCAGTGTCAACTACACCACGAAAGAAGTCACCATGTGATGCACATCTAAAAGATTTACCAACAATACCAAGGGGTTGCCCTGTGGTTTCATTGATGACATATTTCTTGTCGTGCATACGAGTGTCCTCAAATGCTACGTCGAAGTCTAGGTACTCTGGAATATCAAAAGGCATACTGTTCTCCTGTGTTTGTATGTGTGGCAACTGTGCCATAGTTGTATAGTACATGTCTACACTGTACTAGTGACGGTAAGCTATTCATAGAACTTATGTGATCCATATGTCACAGTATTGTCTAGCATAGCAGACCAGTAGGGCTTAACGTACCGTGCATGATAATGAGTAGCACCCTTAGTTGGATCAGGGACTTTGCCTGACAGTACATTGTCTGCCACTATCAAGGCTCTTGCCCATGCTATCTCTTCGTGTGCTGTGTCTGACTTACCATCACAGTACCAGCTAAACTGACAGCGGTGCTTACCTTTGCTGTAGCCTTGTTGTACAACTGAACAGGCATCATCAGGCCACCTATCATGTTGCACTCTGTTTAATACTACATGTGCTACTGCATACTGTCCCACCGTAGGCTCACTTCGTGCCTCATGGTAGACGTTCAATGCTATGCACATTAATGCTGCACTAATCATTTGTTATCTCCCTAATAATAGGCGTCACTTCAC